TCAAGGACGGAATGGCTTACAGCGTCCTCAACAGCGAGAACGACAACACGGGAATACCCGTAAACCCTAATCAACGTCTGAACGTCCATCATTACCTTCAGGCTTGATACACAAGCCGTTGCGTCCGTCGTTATGTAATCGTTTGCGCCACAAGCTTGGGCGACTCGACCTGCATACACTTGCGTTAGACTCAACGGCAGAAACTTGTACTGGTACGTCAGCCTCGACTCTTTCGTCACCTTTGGGTTGATCCCCGCAAAGTGCGCGTTCCCCGACGCTAAAATAAAGGCGGTCTTCCCCGCCTTGGTTTGCTTCAACGAATCCATCAGAGGCTTGTCCAACACCTTGTCTGCAAGCTTGTGAGGGGCATACACTAAGCCCGTCTTCACATTCTTGTAGGTGTCTGGAAACCAATGAACCTCCTGCGGATAAAGCACATCGTCAAACAGTTCGGTTGCCTCTGTTGATGCGGTTCTGTAATCTGTCAGGAATATCTTCATTGGATATCCTTGATAGCCTCATCAACAGACGCTGGTATCTTTTTCTGGTGCAACATCAAAAAATCGTACATCTCTTGGACATTTTTTGGCTGCAACTGTTTCCCGGTTTCCTCGTCGATTGCAAATACATCGCACATATAGATACCAGTCAGCAGCATATCCAAGCTATCTAGACCGCAATTTGCAAAGTCATCAGACATCGATGTTGCGTCTACATAATCATCATTCATCGGCTTTGCAACTCTAGCTACTGCGTTCAGCAGCTTCAAGAACTCTTGTTCGTTCATGACATCACCTGTGCAAATCGACTAGCCCATTCACGCCAGTCTGAGAATTGAAGTGGGCTTGGAGGATTTTTCTGGCTGATACCCGAAATCACGCAAAAAGAGACAGCCCACTCCTGCCACTCATTTTCGTTCATCAGCCGAGGAATGGGGCCATATTCATCAAGGTCGAGTACGATCTGATCTGCCCAGTCCTGCAATCCGATTATAACGGGTAAAGTTATCAATTTGTCGCCCCAAGCACAGTTCCATCAGCTTCTTCGATGTGGGCAATAACCTGACCCATCTGGTAGTCCCCGTTAATGATGTTGGACTCAAACCGGAACCGCATCTCCCGCCTGATTTCCTTGAAGAAGATAACCTGCTCAAACGGGGTGGAAGGGTTCGGGACAATCGTTTTTACTTCGCCGTTGATTTCTTTCGCCCTAGCATTTGCCCGGCCAACAATCTGGACACTCATGTTCTCAGACTGGACAAAGTCAGGCTCCAAAAGCTCGCAACGCAACGATTTATTCTTACCCTGCATTATTAAATCGCTAATATCGGCGGTCTCAAAATAGCTCTGGATGGCGTTCAGGGTGTTGATGTCAATCTCATTGACACCAGTCTCATGTTGCCAAAACTTATAGTTGTCACTTGAATAAATAATACGGATGTCGCCAGCCTCGGTAACACGAATGTCCCCTGCTTGGGTTTCCCGAATAACCGGAGGCAATTTGTTTTCGTTAACCTTCACTCCGCTAAGTAGTGGAGTGGCAAACTGGGTGGCAAACTCACCGGCAGAACGCCCATCGTTCGGAAGCTGGGTGTCGTACCAAGTCTGCTCGCGGATGTTAAAAATGACGGCGTGAGTACATTCTGTGGCACTACCTCTTGGATAACACCACCAGATCTCACCAAAACGGGGAACCTTAAAGGCAAAGACCTTTTGGGAATATTCCCGGTTCAGCCCATCAAAGAAGTAGTTGATGTTCAAGTCGTTCGGGATGTCCCTGACAACGCCGTTAAACATCAGGAACCTGTCAACGCCACACCAGAGATAGATACCGTCGTACTCAATCACCGAATTGGGCGACAGGATTGAACTCTGGGAGCTTATGGTATCGAACTGGAACGTCTGTGAGCCGCCAACATAGGATGCCCTGATAACAGCATCAGCAGACCAAAACAGCCCCGCTGGGGCGTTGCCGGGGCCACCCCGAAGTGGTAACCCTCGGACAATCTTTTGCGCCGCTATACGGGCGTTGCCAGAGCCTATGCCTGACAAGCTGGTTGGGTCGCCGGGTGCTGACCAGCCCAAGGATCCGTCAGTTCCAAAAACTGTCAGGTACGGGTGCAAAACGCAGACACCGCCACTGGCAGACACCCCAGACGGAACCGTCACCTCAACCAGACGGTCAGTCGCCCGCAGGTCACCCACAAAAAGCTGACCACCGAAAGAGTTGTACAGGGAGTCCAAGTTCTGGGCAACCTGAGCAATAATCTTGTTAGACGGGACTAGGTTGATTGAGTCATACAGAACATCAAACTGCCATGCATTATTTGAACTGTAATTTAAAGTAATCGGCGTTCTGTCAGCAACAGCGCTGGCATTCGCGTTTTGGTCAAGCGTGAAACGCTCAAGATTTTCAGAACTGCCCGAATGAACGTAGGTGAAGCCGTCTTCGGTATACGTCTTCACTCCCCGGCTAATTTGATTTAGATAACTACTAATCGCCCTATATCCACCAATCTTACGAGGTAGTCCACGCTGAAAACGAACCCACTGCCCGTCAACGTAATAATCCCCCTCAAATTTTGTCCCGTCCCGTTTAATACCGGGCTTGGACGCAATAACGACTGGTGAGGCTGGCATTAGAACGTACCCCCATCAAGTGGGTTCAGCCCAAGATCAACGACTGCCTGAGCAGCAGTTGTCGCGCCAGTACCGCCCAAAGAGATTGGAAGTGGCAAGCTAATGCCGCCAGTTTCTGCCGCTATGACTTGAGTTCCGTTGCTATACAAAATAGCTGATGCGGTTTGTGTAACCGCAACACCCGATGTGCTTGCCGTTTTAACCGTTAATGTAAATGCGCCAGTGGTTGAATTTGTAACCCAATATTGCTGAACAGTATTGGGGACAATCACAACACGGTTACCAGTTAAAGCGCCAGTAAAATTGTATGCAACACGGTTTAACTCGGAGCCTGACAAAGTATAGTTGCCAGTTCCAGCCACATTGATTGTGGTGTAATCAAAAGCAAAGACCGCTGATTGACCAAGGCCGAGAGAGTAATAATTGACACCATCAGTCAATACAATGCAAGACTCAAGCGGTTGCAAAGAAACGCTTGCGGCATTATCAATGGTGTTTGCGCCAACAGTTTGTATTACGATATTGCCAGTACCGGCATTTTTAAACTGCACAAACCAGTTATTTCCTGCCGACGAAGCAAGCGGAAGAGTAAATGTACCCACTCCACTAGTCCAAAGGAATGTGTATGCTCGATCAGGAACTGTAAGCGTATGATTTATGGAATACGTCAAGACTGGCATCGACTGCGAAAGCAACGAGCCAAGAGCGATAATTCCAGTACCTGCAAGCGCAGAAGCATTTGCAGATGAAACAGAAGCGCCATACTGGAATGCTCTCCAAGTACCCGCTGTAGTAGAGTTATCCGTTAAATATATTTGCCAAGTCGTACCGGGACTTACGTTTAAAATCTGCGTACCCGCATAGTTTTGAACGATAAATGAATTAGCGCCGGGGTTGTTAAACAGTATTGTCTGCCCATTCGATATTTCATTTGCAGGGCCAAGCTTTAAGATATACCCAGCAGCATTACTGGTCACATCCATGATGGTTGCAATCAGATCGTTATTAGCAGATGTCTCAAGAGGCCAGTAATACTGGGTAGACGCAGCAGACAATGTCACCGAGGCATATGAAACACTTGATGGCGCTATATTGTCGCCGCCAAAGATATTGGTAAAAACAGTCATGGTTATACCTCTTGTCTCGTAGTAGACCTGTCAACAATCTTCTTTATGTCTTCTTGGTTCAGAGAGTTGACAGCCATATCGTAAAATCCTTGCCATACAGGAATGCGCTCGTCGTTCTTTAGGAACGGAGTAGCCTCAAGCAAAGTGCCGTACAAAAGCGCATTCGGCGCAAAATTAGTCAGCCAGTTTTGCTGCTGCTCGTCATCCAACAATGGCGGAAGTTCGTAATAGACAATCTCAACCGGATAGTCTTCATCTGGAGTTTCTGCAAATAGCCAGTGCTGATAATCGTAGTCAGTGTAAAAAGTAGGCTCGCCAACTTGTGTCTGATCAGGCCAATACGCCCTGCAATACTCGTAGCTACGGGTAAACAGCGTCTTGCGAGAATTTTGTGATGTGCCAGTGCCAATATTGATGGAGATCGTCTCGCGCCATCTATCAGGCTTTGGCATCACACAAACACCCGTTTGCATCGTAGTTGTCACCACAGTTTGAAATCCCTGAAGCTTGAGGTCGCGGGCAATACGACGTTCAGCAAGATTGATCAACTTAGGGATCTGCTCAAAAACAATTGGATCCGTGGCAGCAGATGCCCCACGTTCCAGATAGTTCCGAACGTCCCCCTTCAGGTTGGTAAATGTCATTGCCTGTGGCATAGCTGTTCCTTAATTAAGCCAGCATGGTTTCTGCGTGAGTTTTGGCCTCTGCCACCCGGCGCATCCATCCTTTGCCAAAGGTTGCAAAGGTAGGCAAGCTACGATAAAACGCTTCCTTCTCTGCGCTGAATTTTGCCACCAACTCGCTCTGATTGGCATCTTTTAATGCCTGCATAGTCTTAGGCCCAATTGCGCCGTCTGGAGTGGCTCCAATGGCCTTCTGCATGGTTTTGATCGCCCGACCGGGGCCAGCGTTGATGGCGAAATCGAACATCAGGTAATCTAAGCCGTCAGGCAATTCGTCCGCCTTTACAGCGTCCCAATACTTCTTGCGGTACATCGGGGCGACCGTCTCAGGGGTCAAGGCTCGCATCGCCTTCTCATCCACCACCTTACCTACCCACTCTTCCCAAACCTTCTTGGTCACACCCAGATTGGTCATGCCGCCCGGATCTTTGGGATGGTTTACGAAGCCGCCCTCATGCTTCAAAATGATTTTAAGGGCTTCTTGGAAGTTCTCTTTCATTTCTCAATATCTCCTGACAGGCAGTTAGTTGGTGGGTGATTTCGTCGGCATCGGCTGCAATGGCGATAAGAGCTTCCGCAGCCTCTCCTGAAAGTCGGGCTTTCTTTCCTCCATGATCGCTGCCGGGACTGGCGGCAGGACTGGACACGGCGTTACTACTGTCTGGACACGAGGCGTCGATGAACAACCCGTCAGTACGAGCAACATCAACAAGCTGCTTACGCTCCACTTCAACTGTCCTAATCTTGTCAACATAGACCTTCTCCACTCTGTTTTGTGTGTTTGCCAGAAGATGCTCAAACTCAGCGACCTTGGCTTGCTCCGCTGCTAGCACCTTGCCAGCCTCAATAGCTGCTGTGGCTTTCTCTGCCTCCCACTCCGCCTTGGTTACTTGTA